TATCACGCTGAAGGGTTTTTTTAAACCTATTAAGCATATCGCCAATGACTTGCCATTCTGGCTTTCCGCCTTCCGCATCTGCGGAGGGTTTGATATAATCAAAACTAAAGATCAAGGGGTTGCCTCGGCCAATCTTTGAATAGTAAAAACGCTTAAGATTATTGATCATTTGATCGGTGGTCATCCCACCGACGTTATAATAATAGAACTTAAGATTCTTGATCTTATTCCAAGTCGAGCGGACCTTCTCAACTACATCTTCTCCAGCCTTGCGCCAAAGTCCAGTTTCAAGCAAGTGCATTGGAACATGACTAAGGGCGGCGCATTGACGCATAATAACCTCCTCCTTGCTCATTTCGCCATTGTCGAAATGCAAGACAGGAACATCGTATTGAGCCGAGACTTTTGTAGTGTAGTTTAGGGCAAGCAATGTTTTGCCTACGCCAGACCTAGCGACAATAACGGTAATATTGCCTGGTCGTAATAGAGAGCCATAGACCTTATTGACGGTTGCAAACGGACCCATGAATCCAAACTCAGTGATTGGATTGTTTCCGCGCTCCTCAACGACATTCTCCATCTCCTCAAAGATGTTGACAGGTTTTTCTTCATTGTTTTCGTAAATATTAATTATTTTATTAAAAGCTCCATCAGCTTCTTCAATAATCTTTTGATAAGAAGAGTCAGGAGCGATCTTCTTCATCTTGTCCGCAACATCCAAGGCTGACCTGTGGATTGTGCGGCGAATAGAGTATTTTTTAATCTCTTTCGCCGCAGAAACTGCGGTGGATTTGTTGGTCTTTCTGATCGCCAAAGACCTAAGATAATCAAAAATATCAATGTTATCCTTAAAGGAAATTCCAATTTCTTTAATTCTTTGAGCTATGATGATCTCATCTACCTTTTCATTAGACTCTATGCATTTCCTAATGATGTGGTAGATGGTCTTGTGAACCACCGTATCATCAGAATGGAAATCCACCTCCGAAACGAAGTCGCAGATTTCAGCATAGGCGTCTGGATGCTGGATAAGACCAGCCAAGAACTGCCGTTCTACTTCTAGTGAGTAAAGCATTATTCTTCCCCGCTTGTGTCGAGCTTGTCTTCTTCTTGGTCAAGCCACTTGTCAAGGGCTTTTTGCATTCCAAGAGATGTGACAATTGAATCGTAGCGTGAATAAATTTGAGGAACGCCTTTTGGAGAAAGGACACAAAGGATAACGCCCTTGTGGCTTTCAGCGTTTCCAGAAAGCTCGTAGATTTGTTCTACGAGTTCTGTAGGAAAAAGAAAGTCTTTCTCCTCTTGTGGTTGCTCTCTATTAGATTTTTTCATCAGAGTATGATGCCTTGCTTTTCGAACGTTTCTTTACAGATGAGATCAGTCTCATATATCTCTACCAGAGTAATGCCGTTTGTCAAGCAAAACTCCAGCTTTAAGTCGTCCCTTTTTAGCTGAGAAAGCCAATTCCTGCGGTCATTGGAGTGGAAGTAAGGATTGTAGGTCTGGTGCTGCCTGCCTTGAACTTCTACGGCAATCTTTTTATTTGCATTATAAATGTCTAATGACAGCCTCGTACCAACGATCCTAAGCTCTTCAAACACAATGTCACGATTCCAATAAGGATACAGGAATTGTTTTACAGTTCTCTGTATATTGCTCTTGGATTTAGCCTCCCAGTTTATTGCATAGTTTTTTGCGTTTCTGAGAAAACGTTCTTTACCGTTAAGCGTTTTGAATTTCATCTTTGCCAACGATCATATCCACAAAGTATTTGTGAAGAGTTTTTGTGAGCTTTTCGTCGCTTTCGATGAATTGAAAAAGAGAGTTTTCTCCTTGAAACTTCTCTGGAAGTTCAGTTGCACAACCTTTGGCAAGCTCTCTGAGTTCATCAGATGTATAATACCAAGCACCAGAACGAGAGACAAGCTCCCAAGTCATTAGCATATCAACGATCTCCTTTTCAAGCCAAACGGATCGACCATCTTTTCTCCCGTATTTGATAGGATAAGAAACACGATTCTTGCTCTTTTCGTTTGGACTCTTTTTGATATAAATCTTGCAGTAGTGACCAATGATTGGATTTTTAACTGCGTCTGCTTTTTTAATTGCAGGATCTTTTAGAATGATGTCTCCTTCAAATCGAGGCTCAAACTCAAAGATAAAGTTAGCGAAGTGCAGCAGGGCGTTACCGCCAGTTGCAGAAGTTTGACGAATTGGCGCAGAGCTATAGGGGTCAAGCTTGATATCGCTTCTTACTTGAGAGATAAATATTGCCATATGACCCCTCTTTGTAAGGGCAATAGAGATCTTTTTCATAAGATTGGCGGCAATGACTGCTCCACCAGCAACCTTAGTTGATTCCTCAAAAGTCTTATCTAGATCGTTTTTGGCGATAAGCCCATCTACAGAATCAATAATAAACATGTACTTGTTCTTTTCCTCGTTGTACATGATCAGCTTTCGCATCGCATCTACTACAGTCTCATAGATATTAGACTCAAAAACGAAGCAAGTTCCAGCCTCCCATTCATCAGCGTCAAACACGAACTTTACACCAGAGCGGGTTCTCATCTCGTCTGACAGTCGCCCTTCGGCTTTAATATAAAAGCCTTTTGAATTTGGCACTGTATTGAGGAAGTTCTTCATTACCTCTAGAGAGGCAGATGTCTTACCGCCTTCAGTAAAACCTACGAATCTATGCAAACCCGGTCCGAGACCGCCGCCAGTTTGCATGTCCATATTCAAAGAGCCCGTGGAAACTCGATAGTTTACAGCCTCTTCAAAATTATAATGATCTTCCTTCTTTTCCTTTAGAAAGGAGCCAAGAACACTCTTGGATGATACGGCATCTTGCTTTTCTTCTTCTTTTGGTTTGCGGCTCATGTTAAAAATTCTTTGATTGTTTTCTTACGGGATACTTTTGAGTCCTTGCCAATCTTTTCATCGTTGGCTAAGTCTTCTTTATGAAGGCGATTATAGTAATACTCCTTGAACTCGATTTCAAGCAGTTTAAGCTTCCAAGGGGCGAAATAAAACGCAACCGTTGGAACCTTTGATTCGACTTTTAACTGATTTAAAAAGTCAATACCAAAACGCTTTTCCAGCTTCTTGAGCAAGACCATCTCCTTTTGCCAAAAGGCTTTTGGAGCCTGATCTGGAACATCCACTAGATTTTTAATAATCTTGTGTCGATTGATTTTTTCTTTCACAAACTACTCCTAGCAAATCAGGCTACCCTTGTCAAGAGATTACGACTTATTTGCTGCTGCGGCAGAACCGAAATAAAATCCAGTAATTGCGATTAGGCACTGCCTTATCTCAGTAGTAATCAAATTACCAGAAATTTCAACGAAAGCAGTTTTAGTTTTATCGGCAAGTAGACCAAACATTCCGCCGCCATCTTGATAACTCACCTCTAAGTAAGTTGGGATTCCGAGTATCGCCATCACAAATGGTGATATTACGATAGAGAATATAACGGACATTACGATCATCCGTCTGATTACCTTGCCAAAGTCAGCATCTCTATTTGCCGCTTTGTCAGCAGATTCGTCCTGCTTATCAATCGCGCTCATCATGCGATCAAAGCGATTCTTACTTTCCTCTGCTTTTAATGCAATAATTCTAAATATAAAGCCTGTTATGGCCCCGCCAAACAGGCTGATTAATTCGGGAGTTATCACATAATAGTTTACACTATTATGATCAAGCTAGACCAAAAGCCTTGATTGTAAGTGGAAACTTATTGGTCTCAGCCACAAGTCTCAACATCTCAGCGGCAAGCTCTCGGATCTCTTTCTGGGCATCTGGCTTATTTCTAAGATTTAGAAAGTGATAGAAAGAACGCCAGTTAAACATCACATCAGCAGTGATTTGTGTGTTGTAACCTCTAAAAAATCTTGCTGACTCTTTGGCTCTCTTGCGGTCAAAATTATGGTTCTGAACTAAATCGTTAATACACTTGTGATAAAGATCCAGTCCCCTTTCTGTATGAGTCTGCAAAATTTCTTTCCAGCTATCAGGCCAATCATTTGGGACTAAAAACTTATCCTCTTTAAGCTCTTTGTACCTTGCAGATTCACCATTTACTGAAACTCCAACTCTATGTTTAATCAAATGAATATGGGATGCGATATCGGTGTCGATCAGAAAGTGAAGAGAAGATTTTTCGAAAGGCGTGTGGTGGCCGTTATCAGCCAGCATCTTTAGAAGATTTTCAACTCGACCCTTCTTTTCTTCCGTCACCTCTCTGCTAGTTGATGTCCAAGCAGAGCATGCATGGGTCATATCGTCTCCATAAACACCTATTAATTGAACTTTATTTGAGTAATCCATTGTACAGGTAATGATAGTTTAACAGTACTGAGGAGTAGTATTGAGCATGCATATTGACATTGGCAAGAGTTTTTCCAAAGATTTTTTGCTGGTTTTTAATATCTTCTAGCAAATATTTATTCTTAGCGAGACTGGTAAGAAAGTTTTCTGCGCCCAACTCATCAACTTCTGGAAATGGGCGAAAGATATCAAAAATATGATAATACCAAGATAGCTCATCTTGATAGCGCGGGGGCTTAATAAAAATACAAATTGAATTTGAGTTCATAGCCCAGATCAACCTCTCCCAAGATGTTGTGTTTCCGTTGATATTGAATATGAACTTATATTTAAGCTGTTCTTGAATATTAACTGGGTTTGCGTGAACAGAGGGCTGAATCGGACCTTGAACAAAGGCTGTAATTTTTGCATCCACAAGCTCACTGTCTTTGTGAAGCTCGCAAAATCTAATTCTTTGGATAGATCCGTCTTTAGCTTTTCTTCCAGTATCTGATCCAAAAAAACATGCTTTGTTTATTTTTTCTGAGAAAGGAATGTCCCATTTAGGCAAAAAATCATTGCAGATAGACAAAAGTCTTTCTAGATGAGCGTCTGGAATACAAACATGAGGGCTTTGGCGCTCTCTTGCAAAACATAGTCTGGTTTCTGTGGAGTCATTTTCTGGCCCATCACCTAAAGAAACTATAGCTTTAAAATTAAGATTTGGTAAAGCTTTTGAAGCTAATATTTGAGAAGTAAAATTCTCAAAAAACCAAAGTCTAAAGCCATCAATAAATTCACCTTTTCTTTCTATAAAAAGCTGATTATTCTCAATTTTAAATTGAACTTCGTTTTTAAATAAATGGCAGTTTGATGGGTCTTTTGGTAGATTGACTCTTCTTGTGTCAAACTCATTGAAGAGGCAATATTCTACATACTCATTAATCATTTATTTTTAATTGCGATATCGTTGTCTACCATCTTTTTAACTAGATTAGAGAATGAAGTTTTAGGCATCCAGCCAAGTTCTTTTCTAGCTAAAGAAGAATCTCCAAGAAGAATATCAACTTCTGCTGGTCTAAAAAATACTGGATTAATCTTTACAAGCATTTTCTTTGACTCCTTTTCTAAAAATACTTCCTCTGTAGTTCCTTTGCTGCCCAGCCACTGA